TCACGATGCTTTTGGGAGGGAGGTTAGGTAACTGCGTTTCCATGCCTGATAGTCAGAATATGACCACCTGGATGATCTGCCAAGCTTATGAGGAGTTGGTAATCTTCCTGACTTAACTTCTGCGTATAGGAATGTTTTACCCATGCCAGAATCTTCCATCATGAACTTTAAGTCAACAAGTGAATCGTCGCGTAGCTCTCTCATTCCTCGCGCTCCTCTTTCAGTGCGTTAAAATTATATCCGCCATAGCCTTCCCTTAACTTCTTGATCCCATCCTTCAGGCTTACTTTCGGTGGCTGAAGACTTCTTTCATACCTGATGCCATGGATTGCCAGTGCTGCCATTACCTTTTCAATTTGCACAACTATTCCGTGATCGCTATAAAATTCAGCAGGAAGTCTGACGATAACTTCATCATCATTCATGTAATAACCTTATATAAATAGAATGGATATCTTGAGAAATGCACAGGCCTCATCGAGTGTGAGGCTGTGTGATTCCATGGTTACTCCGTCATTCAAAGCGGATGGTTGAGCCTTTCCAGAACCCTTTGCAAACCGCACCTTTTACTGAACTACCATTGGGAGAGGTGGCGGTGAATTCGGTAGAGTAAACGTCATCCTTATTGCTGCACGACATCCAGCCGTAACCGCTGGTTTTGATATTTGTGAAACCGTTATCTGATAAAACCTTCACCGTTCCGTCAGGGTCAGTACATCCTGTGGCTAGCAGAATTAACAAAAGTGCTAATTTTTTCATTATCTATCTCCAATAAAAAACCGCCATTGCGGCGGTCTATTTTGCGTATGCCATTAAAACGCCCCTCACCCTTTCGGCATCCTCTTTAGTAAGTGTTATCGGAGCGTTTACATAAACAGTGATACCTCTTTCAGGAAGAGGGATTGGAATTCTCATGTATCCATCTGACAGGTTGCTTTGCCTTGCGGTTGGTTTATTTTGGACGCCAAAGTTCTTGTATGGGTACCTCATTGTCTGGCACTCAGGACTAGCTAGATTAGCTAGTCTGCGCCATCTGCATCTGTAACTTAGCAGCGTATTTCTATCCACCAGACGCTCGTAAATTGAGTCCGTATCCACTTTTTCGATAAGCACTTGCGGCCCCAACCGTTCAGACAAAGACAACAAAAAAGAGAGTTCATACTTCTTTATATGAGGGGCATCATCACGTTTGAAAAATGAGATGACATCAGAAATGGTACGCACATTTTCCACAACGCATCTCCTCTGCAAAGGCTAAAAAAATTTATTATACACGCGAGGCTCATCAACAGTAGCCGCGCGAAGTTCATGCTCTGCGTGAGAACTGTAATCACCTGAGTCCCACTCTATGCGATACCATGTCGGCCTGTTTTCCTGCTCCGTAACACCATCAATCACTCCTTTGATGTCACCTGATTTGTGCTTCACAATTGCGCCAATATCGAACTTAGCCATGATGCACCTGCCTGTTCATTGATTTGCTGAACGATAGCCACGAGCAAGTACATAACGACTATTGCCGCTATTACAGGATTCATTTGCATGTGGACTCCGGATAAAAGAAGACCCCGCGATGCGAGGTCTGTTATTGCTGCGGTGCTGCTGGTAGTGGTTGCCACAGGTCGCAATGCTCGGCTTTCACTGGTTCATAAAGTTCATACCAGTCAAGCCAGTTCTTACCATCGAAGCCGTACACGGTACGCTGCACCACCCCTCCACTGGAGCAAATCAGCAATGGCTCACCTTGTGGTGGCATCCGCTCGCTACAGCTTATCCAGCCATCCTGAATCACCGGAGAGTTGCCAGCCTCAACAGCAGGCATATCCGGACCTTTACGAATCGCCTTGGCGAGCTCGATTGGGTCATCGTAAAGCCAGTCGCCGGTTTGCGGATGATTGGTCTCTGCCAACTGTACAGCCCACTCCAGTCCGTTTTTGTGGCCTTGAAGATAGTCCAGCGGCAACTCATCACGATTACTTACAGGTTCGGCTTTACCCTGAAGCATGGCGGCACAGTGGTTCCACCAGGCAGCGCGAATGATGGCATCGCCAATACTCATGTCGGGGTTCTGGCGACACAATTCCTCCCAGTTCTGGACTGGAAGCGCAATCGGCGCTGGCGGTGCGGCGTAGAGCTGAGTACCAACCGGGAAAGCCCTGTCAATTGTCGATGTGTCATTGCCTGGTCGGTTCGATAAAACCCAAGCCACCGGCTCCTGCTGCATGGCAGCCAGCGCGACACGGAATGCCTTAGCTGTCATGCTGTTTGATGAGCTTTCATCGTGCGCAGGGTCGCTCAGGAAGCCTCTGATGAATGCTATTAGCTCGTGCTGCTCTCTGGTAAATGTGGTCATGGCTTAGTCCTCATCCTGCTGCTGAATTGCTGCGTGACCTGTACTGGTCAGCTTTACTTCATCCCGCACTGAATTCATATAAACGGTTTTTATTAACCCCTTAGACTTCAGGCGGCGCGCAACAGCTGAACACAAAGTATCAGTATCCTCCCACCAATAACGGTCAAACCTACCTCGCAACATGACTTTCCCCTCATTGATAGCTAATAAGGTATTGCGTTGATAATCTGTCAGCTTAGCCATCTCACTCACTCCCCTTTTCCGGCTGCTGCGGTGCCAATATATGGTTCGTCATCAAGATCAATTGGAGCGGCGCAGCGAGGGCAATACCCATCACAGTCAGCTATCGCTAATATCTCGATGTTGTGCTTGCATGACCAGCACTGCACAAATTTAGGTTTATCCCGCGCCTCCAGTTCTGCTATGCGCTGCCGGGCCTTTTCCAGTGCTGCTTCCATTTTAATCTGCTCCAGCTTTGATTCTGCATACAGTTCACAGGCAACCTCCATATCGGCACCGCGCTTCTCTGCGGCTTCCAGCTCATCCAGCAGCGCCAGCGCTAACTTCCGCAGGTGGGAGTTACTTCCGATCGCCGGGTTCGATAACTCTTTCCGCAGCGCCTGTTTGTCTATGGTCATGCTGTGCGCTCCTTATTCGCAAAGCCCGTAACGAGACGAACAAACTGCTGTGTCCAGACTGGCTTTGACCAAGTCATAAACTTTCCCGCCACGCCCTGTTTTTGCCCACTCGACAACATCCAGCGCTGACGGAGCTCCCATCCCTCCACGTGGTCCGTAAAATCCTGACCAGTCAATATTCTGAACATCTGGTTCAAGGCCATAAAGAAGCGTCTCTTTACCAAGATTTACCGGGTATTTTTTGATACGTTCGATAATTCCAGGTGCCGATTCATCCCCTGAGAACCCTGCAAATTCCCTCCAGTTAACTTCTCTAAACCCAAGCTGTGACCGCATCCATGACTGGCTCTCTATGCCAACACTCATCCAGTGAACCCAGCGAGAAGCCAGTCGTACTTTTTTCTCCCATGCGTGATGCTTATCGATATGCTCCGGCCAACGCGCTGCTGTTTCTGAGATCTCCTCCTTGGTACACAACACGCAATTCATGCAACCGACACGAGAAGCGCCCTGCGTGTAAAGAGGATTGGGGTCAATGCCGAAATATTTGTGCAGCGCGAAGACATCAGTTGCCGTCCATTTGTGGATTGGCAGGAAGTTGTAGAGGAAATCGGGGTCGCGGTCGTCACGCGCAAATCTCGCATACCCGGCACGTTTATCAGACTCATCGGCGCGAACACCAGACCACTGAACAATGATATCTCCATCATCCAGGAATGGCTTTATCGCGGCATCAAACGCAATCTGTATTTTCAGCTCATCAGTGCAGAATCTGTCGCGCAGCATAGGGAATTTTCCGTGTAGCAGCGCTGCATCTAAAAAACTATTTCCGCTCGGATGCAATACAGAAAGAGCTGCTTCAAGTGCAGTTTCAAACTCAATTCCCCACCGTTCAGCGGTACGCAGCCAAGCTTGACCAAATTTAGTATCTGAGCGAGCCAGCGACGGCATGACAACCCCACGATAAGCACCCATGCGGATTGCCTGTTTTTTAGGCCAGCGTTCCATTATCGATTTACGGCGACGTTCAAATTCAGCTTCTGTGTAAATGCGCTTAACAATCTGAATCGGCTTACAGCCAATTTGATGATGAATATTTCGTGCAAAATCGACAGTTAACTCATGTTCATTGTCAGTGTCAGCCATAACGTTTTGAACGCGGTCGCCGAACAAGTGATGTGCAATTGTCGCCGTTGTGGTGCTGTCTTTCCCAGCAGAAAAATTAACAACAATTTTGTGGTCTGATGGAATGTGAAATTCATTTAGATATTGGTTATATGCCAGCTCAATTTCTCTAACCTTCACGCTAATATCTGTCGGTACAATTATTGTTGCGGTGTTAGCGCTCATGCTACCTCCTTTCTAGTGCACTGCCACATACTATTAAGCCACTTATTCTCATTCACACTTTGGAATGAATTTCTCGCCAGCAACTCCTGCTTAGATGGCATTGGATATTCTTTGTATCTTGAGCGTACGGTTATATCTCCCGGGGTAATATCGGCGTTATATGCGTTGTTAATCATGGTTAATTCCTTGATTCTCTACGGAGTGTACGTAACCGACTTTTTACCGACTCGTTTCCTCTTCCCATCATTTCTGATATTTGCTTGATGGGGATTCCGTTGCTAGCCATTTGCATAAGGTTATGGTCTTCGTCCTGATTCCATTTCTTATAAACAAATGCTGTTTTCAGTGAGTAGCGTTGAGCCAGGTAATAAAACCGATTGAGTGTTATTCCTAAATGGTCAGCGGCTCGACAAGCGACCATGCGCCCGCAAACCGCCGTCATTTCTTCCGGAGTGATGTTTTGTTTTGGCATGGATTATTTTATTAGGAGGGTAGGTTTTCCGAGTTTCAACTGTACGCCAGGGATAGAGTTTCCGGCTTTAAGTTGATGCTTAATAGCCAGTTTGTCAGCTTTAATTACTGTCTCGAATTCAACGTATTCTGGAGGTATAGCACCAGAATCTATGATTTCTACTGATTCAGATGGCGCTCTAACTGTCACCTGATGGATGCCAGCGCGAATCTTTTTCTTGCCCATCATTTCCAGTGATGATGCGATATAGGTCATGATGTTATCGACCTTGTTATTGATTGCATTTGCACGTTCACTCAGAGATTTCGCCTCCTCCTTGAGGCGTTCGGCATATCCAGACTCGTTCTTACAGATGGCAAGTAATTGCTCAATTTTATCTGTAAGCTCGCCTTCCATTCCTTCCAGCGTGTCAGCGATAGACTCTGAATCAAACTCAGAGTCCATCAACTTTGCATAGTCATTTGCAATCTCATACAGTTTGCTCACTGGCGGCCTCCAGTTTTGCTTTGCACTCTGAATAGATAGCTTGCACGTTCTGCTGCAGCTTCATACCAGCGGTTCTCTTATATGCATCAGCAAAGCTTCTCTTTAACTCTCCCATAGTCTCAGCTTGTGCCATTTCATCACAAAGCACCTGGACCTGCTCAATAACTTCCTGCTGGCGATTTCGCTCGTCCTCGCGAATATCTTCCTCTGATTTGTGCGGCATTACCGGCTCCTGATGCATCCCTTCATCTTCATTGAGCAGATGAATAGCATTATCTAGGCGTTGTGCTTTAGGCCAGTACTTGCTGGCACGCTTGACGATTGTCTTGCGAGCCATCTCTTCCCAGAACGTTTTCCATGGACCATTCTTTGCCTTACTGGTAGCTTCCACTGCCTTGATTTCTGCCAGGCTCATCTCTTCCGTCAGATAATCACCCTCAGCCGTCTTCACTGTGCAGTAACCACCGACAGCGTCGCCACGCTCACCGAATGCGTTGTATTTGTGCGTAGGGGCGCTATCAAGCCCATTTGATTCGTAGGTGTCAGCTGAGTACACCAGTTTGCACTGACCCCACTTAATGGAGCCCGTAGACTGTGCCAGGTGCAGAAGCCCCATATAGCTGATATCGAGGCATACCATGCCGTCACGAGGAACCAGATAAGCCAACTTACTAGCCGGGTTCAGCGTGATCCCAATCGCTGCTACGTTGATAATCGCGTTCTGTGCGCTGGTAGGATTGGAGAGGGCGGTTTTAGCCAGGAAGTCATTCTTCTGGAAATACTGAATTGCGAATTGACTTTCCTTTGCCCAATTAACCGTCTGCTCAGTTAATGCTCCGCAGAATAACTGCTCTTGCTGTTTAACAAACTCAACGATATTACTCATATTAACAATCCTTATGGTCATCCCATGAGCCAAACCCGCCTACATACACGAATTCTCGAGGATGCGTATATGAAGAAACGCTATTTTCTCGCTGTAATCGGTCAATGTTATTTCTGTCAATAGCCGCTTCTCTCATCTCTATGGACTGATGTCCGCGACGACGACCATATTGTTTCCAGTAAGCCGCACATGATTTGCTACAAAACTGTGCCCATCCTCTTTTTCTGTCTGCAACACGAGCAATGAACGTGTCTTGGCAGCACTTGCATTTCACTTCAATAGTTTTTGCCGTCATGCTGCGTCCTCGTACATATGCTTGCGCAGGAAGATAGAAAATGCATACTCAAACTCTACACGCGGCCTGAATATGTCCCACATAACCTCGCCAGCGAACTCCTGATAACTGCAGTCATCTTCGCCCAACCACTCTACGGCTTGCTTTGTATGGTCATCAGGCTTATGTGATTCCAGCATGTTGAGCACCGGCTGCATGTTGTTACACAGCAACTTAACCTGCTTATCAATTGCTGCACGGTCATCGTCGTTAAGTCTTGCGATGATTTGCGATATTTCTCGTTTATCATTCACAGTCAGAATCATCATCGTTCTCCTGTTCTTTCTGCTGATTGAGCATGTCCTGCATGAGTCGTACAAAGGCATCTTCTGACCAGGTTTCTGCTGCTCATTGCTTGGCGACCTTGACAAGCTGAGTTACATCAATGATTTCCTCGCATAAATCCGTGTACTGGAATGGGCCGCAGTTATGTGAGTTAGTGCGAAGATCAAAAGCCATTCTGCGAAGCTCTTTAAGGGCCTCTTCAAGTTCTTCGTAGGTAGGTTTATTCATGGCTGCACCTTTTGATTCAGAAACTCAACAAGTTTGTCGAGAAGGCTTTTAATGCGATGCCGCTTAAAGTCGGCACCGGTCAAAATGTTTTTACGCGAATGCTGGATAGATAAAATTGGGTCGAAAGGGCGAACCGATGCCGCCCCTGCAATAGCTAGTGCTTGCATGGGAATGCTCCTTAGATTTGATTGCATAACGAAAACACCTCGAATGAAGTGTTATTGGTATGCGGGTAAAAAAATTGCCCGACAATTAGCCGGGCAAATCAGACAACAAGGGATGATTCTCCATTTAACCGAACAGGCCTTCGTCTCCTATTCAGTTAGGCGCGGTATTGCACCCAATAGCTAACTCTGAGAATTAGCTATCAGTTGCTATTCGCCTGATACGTAACGAAAAAGTTGCTCGATAAGCTTTTCTGCTCCGGTCTTATCAATCACGATGTGGTCATATTCTCCTGTGCCATCATCTTTATCCTGCTTGATTCTTACCGTTCCGTATTTTTCGATATCAAACTCAATATCGTGATAGTTCTCTTGCTCTATTTTCATCATTCCTCCCCCAGAGCCTTGCTGATGGCTGCGCGCGCAAAATCCCATTCAGAGTGCTCGCCATGTTTATCGTAAGCGTGAAGCGCATCCTGCAGAGCTTCGAGCAAATCAGGAGCTGCTGCTATCAAGCGGGCATTAGCGTTTTGCTCTGAAGGTCCAGAAATAGCATTGCGAGCACTAACGATCATCTCATCGTCTTCATTCAATACCACTGTGCCGTTAGTGCCGTAAAACACGCTCCATTCACCAGGAGTTATTCGTAGTTCTTTCATATTCACCTCTGTGGATTGCTGCCAAAAGAAGGCCGACTATGCGGCCAAGTCTTTAAGCTTCTGAATTGCTTTATTCATCTCATCCATGCAGTCAATGAACTCGTCCAGTTTTCGCTGCATCTTTCCTGCTGACTGACATATTTCAAGCTTCAATGGGTTAAGCTTCTTGTTGAAAATGTCGTTTTCTTGGCGTTTTTTCTCAGCGACTTCAGCAGCTTTTAATAATTCTTCAGCCTGCTTGCGGAGTGACTCAGGTGAAACTGATGCGGTTGCTTCTGTGGTCATTTCTACTTCCTCTTGTGCAGGCTGGTTAATAATACGTTTTGCGTAGTTTTCATCTTTCTTCCATGAACGCTCATGAGTGGATGCTTTAACGCATTCTTTGCAGAAGGATTGATATCCACCGACTTTGCTGTTGTTTACATAAAATTCATTAAGCGGCTTTTCCAGAAGGCATTTTGAGCAAGCTTTAACGGCAGCCTTTTTAATTACCATCATTGCATCGTCACTTTGCGGATATCCGTATTTCTTATGCCGCAGCAGGGTAACGCCATAAGAACCGCCAACTTTCTTCATCTTCAGGACAATTACACTTTCTCGCTCACCAAGGAAATCAACTATCTGTTTCTTTTCCTTGGTGGATAACTTGCCGAAATTCTCTACCTTTCTGCTTACATCATTTAGCTTTACGCCATCAGGCATCTTCTCGATGTAATTTTTTACTTCCGCAAGTGGCCTCCATAACTTCTGAGGCAGTGTTGATGGAGTCATTACTCCTCCTGTTAGTCGTAATATGCTGGAATTGATTTTCCGCGCTGCTTCTGCGTGGCATGGATTTTATTGCCGAATGGATTGGCATCACGGTAGTAAGTGCGATTCTGTTTATGCACTACTTCCTGCTCTTTCTTATCGCGCAGACTTCCGAGCGAAGTTGCTCTGGTCACGCGGTTACTGCAGTCTTCAGATAGCCGTGAAAATGCACGTTCAATCTTCTTTGAATACTGCTTAATCTCTTTGTGCTGACGAGCACGTTCGAGTTTACGAATCTCTCTGGCCTTCATTGGATACCTCCGTCAAACGTGCTTGTCAGTTATTACTTGATACTGAAGAAATTGCAGAGCTTCATGTGACCTGCACTTACTTCATCCATTCGTTCAGGTCTATTCATGCGATGACCTGCGCGGCGCTTTTCACGGTTGCTAATTGCATCGTGACGAGATTTGCGACGTTGAGCGCGATTTGGACCTTCATTCATTACGATGTAGCGCATGGCTATTTCCTTTTGGTTGGTGGTTGCTTTGGCGATGTGGTGATTACCGCGCTCTCAGATGCTTCTGACAGCTATCGATTGGGCATCACGTTCGCATTGCGATCCGATGTGCTTATTCACTGGAGCCTTTGCTCACCACATCCCAAAGCAACTTCCTTTGGCGGGGACGAATCATCCCCATGTCATCTTGTTAAAGAGCCTGCCAATCTGTTCCGTTTGGCTGCCAGCGTCCTGCTGATGGCTTAAATATAAAACTATAGTTGTAATGATGTCAACAACCATGGTTGTAAATATTTTTAGTTTGGTTGTTTTGTGGTTGTTTTTAATGGGAAAATAGTTTTATTTGGGGAATAAAAAAGCCCCAGAAAGGGGCTTTAGAAGAGTAAATTTTTGTTACCAGAGAGTGGATGACCAGAAGACTCTTCCGATAACTTCGACGCTATCTATTGCAGCTTCCTCGTCAGGCCATTCGGCTGAGTTATAACTACGAATAGTTATTGTCTCAGGACCGGTTCTGTAAAGTAGCTTAAGGCGCTTCCATCCGCCCTGGTTGATAGCATATAGCTTGCCATCGACAATTTTCTTGTCATTGCAATTTACAGCTACCGTGGTTCCTTCTGGGATTACTGGCTCCATGCTGTTACCGTGAGCGGGGAAGCAAAGCACACCAGAACCATCCGTATTGATTCCTTTGCGACGAAGTGTCGCTTTAGAGAAGCGAAGCATAAATCCGTTATAGTCCTCATCAACAAAGCTGCCATCACCACATGCAAACTCAATATCCTTGAGGAAAGGGACTTCTACTTCATCCGCGCTTATAGGTGTTTCGTGGTCCCATGGATCAACACGATTCCAATCGCTCTGCGGAGGAATATCCGAGTCTGGGTGATGATCTGTACTTCCATCACCTTTCATCGGACCGATTTCTTCAGCGAGCCATTCAGGACGAACACCCAAGGCTCTGGATATCTCAATAATCTTAGTTGAGCTTTTAGCGTTTCCAGAGGTGAGTTTCTGAATTGCAGCCTGACTCGCTCCAGCATGTTTAGCAAGAGCCGCCTGAGTCATGCCAGCCTCACGCATGGCTAGCTTTAAACGTTGTGCGAGTGTCATTTTCATGCCGTGAAAATACAACCTAAGTTTTGATGGGTCAAACAACCAAAGTAGTTGCAAAATAACAACCAAGGTTTTATATTGGTAGTTAGGATACAACGGAGGTGGTTTTATGAATCCTGTAATTAAAACCGCCATTGCCATTGTCGGCACGCAGAAGGAATTAGCTAAAGCGTGCGGAGTAAGCCAAGCAGCTGTACAGAAATGGCTGCACGGCAAGGCAAAGGTGGCACCACAAAACGTAGCGTCATTAGTAGATGCTACTGGAGGAAAAGTTAAGGCACATCAGGTGCGACCAGACCTCCCAAGCTTGTTCCCTAACCCGGAAAAAGCAGCTTAAGTAACACCGCTCTTTAACAGTTCTGGCCAGGGATGTTTCGTCCCTATAACCAACGCATCAACCGATGCGTATTTACTTATTAACTAAGGAATATATTGCACTATGGAAAATGCAAAGACACGCAAAGACGCTCTCCGTATTGAGAGTGCATTACTCAACAAGATTGCCGCAAAAGGTGTGAGCACTATCGCTAACGCTATCGGCGTCAACGCATCACAAATCACTCGTTGGAAGGAGTCACTCATACCACGTATGAGCATGATTCTTGCTGTTCTGGAATACGGAATTGAAGACGAGGAAATGGCAGAGCTGACAAAGCGGCTGGCTAGCTATCTCACAAAAGAAAAAGCCCCAAACGCGGTAACGTTTGAGGCCTGAGAACACTGTGTTACGCCAAGTAACAGGAGTAATTATGGCAGCGACATCCAAGCAAGTAAACATCGACATAAGAGCGGGAGACAGATTCGAGACAGTTTATCCGTTCATATTTGTTATTACCGATTATCAACTCTACAACGGCGACCACCACACTGATGAGAGGTGGATTGGCGGCTGCAGGAAGACATATGAACCTGCTGATTGCGGCTATGGAGATCAGACGATTTATACGGCTGATAAAGAAGGAAAGAGAGTCCTTGAGGTTCTTTCTGTGGCTGATATGCCTGGCCAATGGCAGCGAAGGATTATTTATGCCTGCCATATGATTGACCCTGACGGTCGAGAAAGAAAGGGTAGGAAAGCATACACAGTAACAGAGGCCAGATTCCTCAAGATGACATCTGGTTACTTCACAGATTATGGACTGGAGGATGATTAATGGCCCGCTCACGAAATATCAAACCTGGCTTTTTCACTAATGATGAGCTTGCAGAATGCTCGCCTCACGCCCGATTATTGTTTGCTGGATTATGGACAATCGCCGACAAGGAAGGCCGATTAGACGACCGCCCAAAGAAGGTGAAAGCTCTTGTACTTCCTTTCGATAACGTCGACTGCGATGCGCTTCTTCAGCAACTTCATGATCGCAAATTCATCCATCGCTATCAGATTCAGGATGGCGCATACATCCAGATCACCAACTGGAAAAAGCACCAGAACCCTCACTGCAAGGAAGCACCGAGTGAGATACCTGAATACTGCGAAGCAGATACTAAACAGGAAGAAGAACAGGTAAAGGAAGATGAAAGCACCATGCAAGCACAGTGCAATGATGGTGCAAATGAATCACAAGTTACTGATAAACCTAAGGCACAGTTAGAGCACTGTGCAAGTACAGTGCAAGAACCAGTGGAGAACAATTTAAATCCTGCTGATTCCCTCATCCTGATTCCTGATTCCCTCATCCTGATTCCTGATTCCGTAGTTAACACCCAAGCCGCTGACGCGACTTGTTCCGAAGATGGGAATGTTCACCAGATGGCTAGTCGTTACGCCTTCGAGGGAAACGTTGTTCGACTGAACCAGAAGGACTTCGATTCCTGGAAAGCGCTTTTCACAAATATCGACCTTGTATCAGAGCTGACTCGTCTGGATCTGGAATTTACGCATGAGAAGCCGAAGAACTGGTTCAGTACTGCCAGTGCAAAGCTGAACTACCAGAACAAAAACGCTATCCGCCAACCTGTTAAGCGAGCCGTTAACGAGAGCTTTGCTACCAAAGACTACGGACAAACTGATATCCCATCATGGGCTCAGGAGTGAACATGACACTGGACGAAAAAATCGCCGAGCTTGAGAAGGGCATTGATAGCCTGAATCAGCCACCAATTCATATTGAAGATACCGAGGTAACTCTCAGCACTGACACCTGTGAGAAGCATGGTGAATTTGAATGCCGAACCAGAATTTACACCGGGAATTCAAGGATAAAAATCCCTCCACGCCCAAGCAGATGCCCTGAATGTCTTCGTGATGAACTTATCAAGCTGCAGGCCGAAAAGATTCGACTCGATGATGATTCACGCAAGCGAAATGTTGAGCGTCTTCTGAATGGGTTAGACATTCCAAGCCGGTTTGAATCTTGCACCTTGCAGAACTACGAGCCTGTTAACGATGATGCACGGCGAGCTCTTAAAGTCTGCCAGGCATATGCAACACGATGGCCTGAGAGATTGCAGAAGGGTGGTGGACTGGTTATGTGCGGCAAGCCTGGCACCGGCAAGAATCACCTTGCACTGGCAATTGCACGTCACGCGATTACAGAACATCAAAGCTCCGCAGTTTTCACTACAGCGCTGAAAATAGCTCGTGAGTACAAATCAACCTGGTCAAAAGGCTCCACGCGAACTGAAGACGATGTGATTCGATATTTCACTAAACCTGACCTGCTGATTATCGATGAGGTTGGAGTACAGTTTGGCAGTGACGCTGAAAAGCTCATCATGTTCGAAATCATCAACACTCGCTACGAGCGCATGAGACCGACGATTCTGATAAGCAACCAGAGCAAAGACGAGCTATCTGCATTCATCGGAGAGCGCGTTATTGACCGCATGAATGACGGAGGGGGCTGCACGTTAGCGTTCACCTGGGACAGCTACAGGGGTAATTCGTGAAGAATGCAAAGCTAGCAATACTGCAGTTCATCCAGTCCAGAGAAATAACCACCCGCAGTGACATAGTAAGAAACTTCGACCTTCCCCAGAGAACCATCACCCATTACCTGAAGCAGCTAACCATTGAACTGAAGATATTCCGCAGCATCTGCAAGGGGTATTTCAGCGATGAATTAGCATGCAGAAAATGGTTAGAGGCTAATCCAGTCTCGCGGAAGAGAAGGACTTACAAGCGCGTAAGAGTTTCACCTGTGACTGAGAACGTAATATTCACCGAATGCCGAAACAGCCCTGCAATGCAGAGAGTGCTGTTTGTTTATGGCGCATCTGACTAAGAGGTAATTGAATTGAGTATTTATAAAGATTTAGATGAGAAAATTGTGGCAATGCTGAACGAGAAGCCAACTCCTGTTTTTAACATATGGCTTAAATTTCGTGATGAAGTAAAAAACATTACTGTTATCGACCGCAGGATGCAGAGTCTTAAAAAGAGAAATCTCGTAACCAACATCAAAGGGAAGGGGTGGGTTAGAGAATATTTCGCAGTCAACTAAGAGGTAATGGTATGAATCTAGTTTTTGAAGCGATGAAATTTTCTGCAGAAGCTCACAAAGACCAGAAAAGGAAATTCACCGGAAATCCTTACTTTAACCACCTTTCAGAAGTTGCTGGAATTGTCAGGACCGTTCAGTCTACAAGTGACATTGTACAGGCTGCTGCTTGGCTTCATGACTCTGTTGAAGACCAAAATGTTGACCCTGAAGAAATTGAAAAGATATTCGGTATTCATGTGCGAACTGCTGTTGTAGCGCTATCTGACCTTGAAGTTGGTTCGAGAGAAGAAAGGAAGAGGCTAAGTCGTGAAAGACTATCGAAGCAGCCAGGATGGATTCAGGACATCAAGGTCGCCGACATTATCAGTAACTGCTCTAGTGTAGCAATGCACGACCCAGAATTTGCGGTTAAGTATCTTGCTGAAAAACGTCTGATGCTAGATGTACTAAGAAACGCAAACCCAGAGCTTATTAAATTCGCTCGCAAGATTATTGGCTAACACCCCATCACATAGCTGACAGGAGAGGAATATGGAAGAGAGCAGAAAGCAGTTTGAAACGGAAATGGCAAAACTTGGCGACTGCGTAGATATGCGTCGAGCGAAGAATGGCGATGAAGAGTATATGGCCTGGGATGTGGGATTAGCATGGCGATTCTGGAATCTTTCTCGCGCAGCTATCGAGGTTGACCTTGCTCCTGCAAATCTCCTCAAGTGCGATGGAAGAGATGTGGTGGAAATCCTTAAACACCATGGAATCAAAGTGAAGGAGTGAGTATGAGCTTACCAAAACCATGTCCATTCTGCGGAAGCGGGAATGTACGCATTGGGTGTCACAGTAATAGGCAGTGGTTTTTTGCTTATTGTGTGGAATGTGGAGCAGACGGACCAGAAGAGATGGAAAGAAAGAAAGCCGCATTAGTATGGAACCGGAGAGCTGGAGATGAAGAAACTAACGTTTGAACTAAGAAGCCCAATTCATCAGCAGAACGCCATTCAAGCCATACAGCAAATATTTCCCGACCCAACCAAGCCAATCGTTGTAACCATTCAAGAGCGAAATCGCAGCATAGACCAAAATCGGAAGCTTTGGGCCTGTCTTGGTGATGTATCGCATCAGGTCGAATGGCATGGTCGATGGCTGGATGCCGAAAGCTGGAAGTGCATCTTCACCGCAGCACTGAAGAAGCAGGATGTCGTTCCTAACCTCAACGGTGATGGTTTCGTGGTTATAGGCCAGTCAACCAGCAAGATGCGCGTGAGTGAGTTTGGAGAGCTTCTGGAGCTTATCCAGGCATTTGGTGCAGAGAAGAATGTTAAGTGGTCTGACGAATCCAGATTAGCTCTGGAGTGGAAAGCTCGATTCGGGGATGCGGCATGAGTGAAATTACTGACAGGCTAAACCGCTGTGTAGACCGAAGGGAATATGCAGCTTCGAAAGTTACTTCGTGCAGTACATGTGGCACAAAACAGGTTCAACTTCTCGACTACCTGGGAGATTACATCAAGTTCAGGTGCAGGCATTGTAAGCACGAATGGATTGTCGAAGATGAATGGAGGGGGTGAGCGATGGCAAGAATGACATGGTTCCATCACCTAAATCTCACCACCGAAGAAGCAACAAACCTCATCAATCAGTACCACTCCCGCAACGTCAAAACTCAACGAACTCTAAGTGCGGACCCACGACTGTGGAATGTTGCCGCGCTTCTCCCTGAGTATGCGAAAGAGCCGAGAGTGAGCAATCAATATCAACATAAAATGTGGAGTTAGCCATGAACAAGAATAAAGAAAATGACATTGATAGATACGCAAAGGCAATCGAGTTATCCATGGATATTGTCTGGATGAGAAAATCCATTACCGAAGCAGAATATCAGATTAAAAGCATCCTCACGTACTCAGAGTTGGTGGATGGTAGATATCAAAATGATTTAGTACCACAAGCATTTCAGAAGGCTTCGGTAGGCATTGATAGTACTGACTATGTTCAGGGTAAATGCTCTTTCAAGGATGTTGAGGTATGCCTGCATGAGAGCCCGGAGAAACTTACCAGCAAATCACTCAATAATGTAATCAAAGAAGCGGAAATAAAAAGATGAGTAACTTAGATGACGACTACGCAGACCGACTCGCTGACCTTCTCGAAGACATGGAAGGCGACGGCATAGATTCGGTTCAAATGATGATGAGCTGGACATGCGGTTATGTGCAGGGTCGATTAGAAGGCAAAGAAGGTAGCGCCTACATGTATCAGTTTGAAGATGCCGACATGGTTATTCAGATTACCGATCCGGAAGAGACAACAGCGAGGTTGCATTGATGCTAACCCCTGACCAAATCACAAAATACCACGCAGATAGCAACTATCGCGCCGGGTACTGTGCAAGTTGTGGTGCTCAGCTATCAGGCGAGGTCTATTGCTGCGAAGAGTGCGCACATGAAGCGTATATCGAAACAGACCCAAACGGAGCTATGCGGGAGGAAGATGATGATTAA